CCACTTACCTTGAGCATACCAAAGTAATCCACCCATTGCAGTAGATAAGTTCTGTACAGCATCGTAAGGTGTAGTGTTAGTAGTGAATGCACCATTAAGAGAGAACCTAGTACCACCTGACAGATCAGGGTAGCTTAGATGGTCACAGACATTAGCTGCTATAGTAACAAGGTCATCATCTACACTTTCAATATCCTCACTGATACCATAGTTATAGATAGTTGTATTATCTCCACCCTTACCTGACGTAATGTAATCTCTTAAGCATAGGGCAGGATTGTCAGACCAAGTTGTAGTGCTTGTACGAGGATCGTAGACCTTCTTACCTTTGACTATAGCTGTGACTTCTGGAACACCGTTAGGGAATGCATTAGAATCAAATTCCAACACAACATAGAGGTAGGCTGTAGCTAATAACTTACAATCTGTGGTCCACTTTGCAGGAATGTCAATAAAATCTACATCTGAGGATGTAACGGCGGTCTGCGTAGTTGTACCTAGCTTCTTAACTATTTTAACTTTACCTGCATACTTAGCTGGGGCCGTAACATTATTACCACTTAGAGTAAGAACTTCATCATTAAAATAAATAGTTTCAAATTCTTCTACTTCATGTCCAGCAAAAGCTAATACAGTGTGTAAGTATTTATTGTTATCTGTAGTTCCTTGGAAGACTATACCACCAGCTATCCTAGTTTTACCATAGATAATCTGATGAGGCATAGTTGAGCCTCTTTGAGTTATTAGATAACCTTGATCGCCCCCTCTAAGTTCTGGTTTTGGTAACAGTGCCTTGGTTAATACAGATGCCCCCAGAGAGGCTGCATAAGACGTACCTGCAGCACTAGCAGACAAAGCTAGAGAACCCGCTGTTGTACCCCCGTCAGGTAAAGGTATACCGTAGTAATATGCAACAGCAAAGGTAACTGCTGCTGTAACAGCGGCCCCAAGTTGAGACTCTCGGTCTAATAAATCAAACTTACGAAAATCAATATCTAAAGCCATTAGCTTTCAGAACTCCTACCCCAAGCAAGTCTCTGGTCTTGCATACTAGCTACAAAATCAAACCCAGCATCTGTACTTGCACCAACTATATCCCTAGATCTTTGGTACTCAGCAGTATACCTAGCAACCCTAGCTCTCTCTAAGTCAATTAGTTTATTCTCAACCTTAACTTGGATAGTACCTGTATCAGCACCTTCAGCTATATTCATCTGATCCATGTAACCACAGAATATCTCAGTTAGACCAGAGTTTAGGTCTTCCAGAAATATTTTAGATCCATCTTCTAACAACAAGAAAGATGAGTCCTCTTTTAATATCTTGTCTGAAGCAACTTCAAATAAACCAAAGTATATCTTACAGGTTCTACCTTGATATGGAGTACTGAGAGCTAGGGCTAATACCTCAGAGGGCATACCTGTAATAGTAATATCTGCACCTCTAGCAGCAGTCTCTGTAGTTTCTTCCACAGCAGATATACCTAGTAGAGTACCAGCACCTGCCCAATCCTGTCCATTAAACGTAAGGGTTCCTACCCCTGTCCATAGACGCAAGATATTGTTGTTATCGAAATTCATTTCAACAGCAAAGAAAGGGTTAATAACACTGTTGTCTAAAGAGTTGGTTATTACTGAAGGTAAAGTACGGGACATTACTGTAGTGCCTCTATTGCATCAAAAGATATACCGTAAAAACTGGCGTTGTCTATAGTCCAAGAAGTAGTACTCTGCCCAAGTCTAAAGACACCTTTAGGGTTGTTGTAAATTACAGTTTCACCTGAGTATGTACTCCTTAGTTTAGGCCAGATCTCTAAGTCAACGTCTGTACCAGCCGCCCTATCGACTAGTACTTGGTGCAACCTAGCAGCAGAACCTGTGCCTAGCTGAATGTAATCACCCGCTAATAGAGTTCCTGTAAGAGTGATTTGTACTGTATCTTTACCCGCATCTCCTGTCAGAGTAGGCGTACCACTCACTGTACCTCTAGGTGTAGCATAGTCAGGGTCACCCAGTAGAAACGTGCCTACAGAACCCTTAAGGGCTATAAGCATAGCTTTCCAGTCAGCAGCTAGATCCCTACGCACTGAGGGAATACTGACTGAAGCACTCCAAATTTGACCCTGATGGGAAATAACCTGTTGCTTATATGTAAAGGGGGACTGAGAGACAGCTACAGCATTCATGGCACGTAGTTCAATACTCTCTATGCCAATAGTTGTAGGTGTATTAAGAGGGTAACTTATAGCCATGATTTATCCAAATGCTGATTTCATTGCACCACCTCTACGTCTTTGGTTCATAACTGCACCTACGGACTGATTGATGATAGCTGGTGAGGCTTGTGCTATTGTCTGAGTAATAAGTCTCTTAGTATCGTCTGATGTATTAGCTGAGATATTGAATACTTGGTTTACTACTGTACCTCCACCAGCACCCTGACCCTTAGTGTGGTCTATGACAGTCTCTCTAGGGTGTAGCATAGCCATAAAGCCACCCTTACCATCTAAGCCACCCGATCTTGGGCCTGACCCTGTGTATCCACCACCGTCTGCACTAGGTAAGTTTGGACCTTGTACTGGCCCAGCAATAGCCCCTTTGATAGCTCCTCCTATGGACTCTACTAGCTCCTCAACTACAAGTATTCTGTAAAGCTGTTGTATGATATCGGAAGCCATAGATCTGAAGGCATCTTTAGCTGATGTAGTACCGTCAACTAAAGCCATAAAGAAGTCATCGAAGGGTGCAGCTAATTGTTTAGCTTGATCATCAATACGATCTAACTCATCTTGTTGAGCTTTTAGAGCTTCGTTCTGCTTTCTTATGTACTCTGTAAGCTCTATAGCTGAATCTATTTGCTCAGGAGTGTAATTACTATAAGAATCTCCTAGGGCTTTCATAACTGCAGCTCTATCTTGCTCTACACCTAGAAGACTCTCTTGTAACGTAAGGCTCTTCATAAGCTCTTGCAGAGGATCTTTAGGAGCTTTACGAGGTTTAGGAGGGGCTTTACCCTTAGTAGCTTTATCGGGAGCAGCCATTCTACCTTCGACATAAGCTGACATGTTTAGGTGATACTGATACTCTTCATCTGTCATACCTAAGATAGCTTTGTTACCTATCTTGGCTTGTCTTTTGAGTATTCTCTCTTGTTCTTTTAACTCTGCAGTTAGTTTTTGTTCTTCTACTAACTGAGCAACCCTTGTGGATATTATATCTTCTGCATTTTCTGAGTGTAGAAGCTGTAGACCTAGTTTAGCTTTTAGGTCTTTTATAGCTTGTTCGTCTATAAGCTTCTGTATCTCTTTTTCGTTTAGTAACCCAGAAGCTCTTTCTCTTAGTATAGCAAGCTTATCTTCTTCATTAGCTATAGCTATAGAAGCTTTGATAGCAGCATCTGCACCAGCGTCATCTAATTCTTTTTCAGCGTCTAAGAACTTTTGTTTAAGCTCTAGCTGCTCTTCAAGGAACTTCTTACGCTTCTCTTCTTTTTCCTTTAGAGCATCAGCTTGATCTTTAAGCTTCTTGTATATCTCATTCTGCTTCTCTAGCTGCTCTACTCTCTGCTTATCACTCTTTACAAGTTGGAACCCTAGTATCTTAAGTCCGTTAGCTCTTATTCTTTGAAGACCAGACCTGTTGTCCTTTTCTTGAGAAGACAAGTACTCGTTAGCGGTTTGTAAGGCTTTCTGATACTGTAAGGCTTGCTTACCTATAGCTTCATTCTGATCGTCTATACCTCTTGTCAGCTTAAAGATTTCCATATGTTGGTTCTTTATAGCGTCAGTCATAGTTTTGGTGGCAGGGGCAAAACTGTTGGATAAGTCCTGCATACCTGTCATAGACTTCTTAGCTTTGGAAGCTGCTATTGCAATCATACCAAAAGCAGTTGCTGCAGCAACAAAGGCACCCACTACAGCACCTGCAGGACCAAAGATACCGGCTAACTGAGAACCCTGTTGACCTAGGGCTACAAGAACAGATTGTCCAGATTGTACCTGAACTATAAAGTCACCTACCTGATAACCTGCCTGTTGGAAACCTACAGACATGTTCCTTTTAAACTTTTGTATTGACTTATACGTGTCTACGTTAAACCTAGCAAACTGGTTTCCCCCAGTAGCCACACCCGCAGTAAACTGCTGATACTCTTTTGTGAGCTGTGCTAAAGCTGCTTTTGCCTCTTTATCGGATAGTATCTTTTGTTTCTGAGCAGTTTTAATCTCTAGGACTTGTTTCTTATAACTAGCAAGAGCTACCCTAGCAGGAGCGTAAGCTTTTACTAACTTAGCTGTACGTTTGGCATCTTCTTCTAAAAGCTTTATACGTTTCTTTTCTTGATCTATTAAGATTTTATCCGTAAGTATCTTTTCTTTAGACTTACGCATTTCCTCGTCTAAAGCTCGTGTAGCTTGACCTCTTGAGATAATCTCATCTTTTACAGCTGTGTTAAGCTTTTTCTTTACAGCTTCCAGTCTTCTTGTTTCATCTACCAAACGTTTATTTTTAGCTGCTACAGCACTGTAGTCCGCAGCCAATCTTCTTGACACTTCACCAGCCCGCATAAACTCATTAGCAGCAGCCTTTAGCTCTTTCTTACCTCTGACCTCTATGTCTAGTATTATGTCAGCCATTCTGTGTCCTTATGAAAACTGTGTCTAAGAGTTTGATTGCTTCTACATCTCTAGAGGAGACACAGGAATTAGTTAGCTCTACCCAAGCTTTTATATCGGTGTATGTAAGAGGATTAGGTCCATTGTAACCGTTAGTTCTAGCTGAACTTAACGCAATAAAGGCAGACCATATGTGAGATACCAACGTGGGAAAGGGAGGGCTTTCTAATTCCTTTGGTGTCTTACCGGTCTGCCTTTGTACTTGTTGCAAGTGTTCTCTTTGGGAAGTGCCATTCTTGTCGGACTTACTGAGAGTGAAGCTATGTTCTGCATACCCAATAAGCTCTTCAATCAGGCCCCTGTAAAATCCAAGCTCTCAGAGAGCGCCTCCTCGATTTGACTTCTTAGCCAGAAGACCTCAGAGTAAACTTCCTTAGCTTTAGCAGAGGTTAGTTTCGGCTTCTCACCACCGTAGGTAATATCCCAACCTTTGGTAACCTTACCTAAAAGATCTATGGTGTCCGTCTCTAACTCTGCAGAGGTATATTTATTATTGGAAGTCTTTTGTAGCTTTGCAATTCTTCGATCTTGCTGATCGTGTACAGCTCCACGATACTCTTTAGAGTGTTGAGCATGTACCGTAACAGTCATCTCGCTGCCATCATCATTAGTCAGTGGCTCAAGAGTGTTAGGGTGTCTTAAGATTACTTCAATAGTATCTGACTTAGGTTTTAAATCCATCAAGTCCATGTCGAGTTCCTTTCGGGTAAAAGTTGTCGGGTTGATTAATTAAAGGGGGAGCATTAGACCCGACACCAACACTCCCCCGCCCTAGCTAGGGATTCTTATGCAGAGCGAGTAATAACTAAATTACTTGCATCTGTTGTGTTGTGAAGTGCTACGAATGACATAGTGATAACACGGCTAGTTGGGCCGTCTACACCTACATCTGCACTATTGATCTTAGCCCGTGGGAATGCGAACTTCATGGTGTTGCTACCGTCACCCACAGTTACCTCAAGCTCAGTCTCAGTCTCGTTCAAGAATCGGTTGATCAAGGCCGCATCCTCAAAGTAAGCTGATAGAGTGCCTTCGACTTCTGCACGACCAACTTCTAACTGTGGCGCAGTGTCACTACCAATTACGAAGGTAGGTGCGAATGAGTTAGTCAGAGTGAAGTCCATACCAGTTACAATAGCTGATGTGGAGGGTGTACCATCTACGTTACCGATAGCTAATGTACCAGAATAAGCATCAAAAGGGGCAGATCCTGAGTTTGCAGTTTGTGTCTTCTCGGCTGTCTGTGCAGGAACACTCATGTCTTTACCAACCATACCGTAGGTAGCTGTTACCATCTGGTTAGGGGCAAGAGAGATACCCATAGTAGAAACTGCCATACCTGTAAACAAAAGAGATTGATCTATGTCAGCAGCGTAATCTTCAATAGAGAAGAACTTAGGTGTTGTACCAACTTTAAGGACGTTAGATGAAAACGTATTCAACATAGCTGATTCTAGGAAGACATCGAAGTCAGCATCACGTAAGTCAGCCACAATTTCACCAGCAGCTTGTCGGTTACCATGACGATCATGTCTAGGCATACGGTCAGCTTGAATGTCAGTACCAGCTACACGATCTTTAGCTAAGTTCAAAGAGTGTGTGCTGAAGGGTAAATTTATGAAGTTACCAGAGGGAGTCGTACCAAATGTGCTTTCCACAATGTACGATAGACTGGAACGAGAACCTTGTGCGAAGGCCATGTTGTATTCTCCTAATTGTTATAACAGTACCATCCGATACTTACCGGAACATAGTACCAAGGTGCATCTAAGAAACCTTGCCTTCTTTCGGCGTAGTCAACAGACACAGTGATTGAGTTGTGAGTTATGTGAGTGGTAGCTTCAAAAGCTTCTATTAGAGTATTGGCAAAGGCATCTGCTGTAGCAGGGCCATTACCCTCTGGACAATATACTTGGAGCCTAAAGACGCCTTCGTATCTTTGTTGAGGGTTAAGCCCTCGGACTGCGGGTCTACGAGATGTCGGTATAAAGTTAGTCTTTATGTAGCTTGTACCTGTGGTAGGTTCAAAGGATACATTCTCATAAGCTATTTGTGTAGGTATATTAGCTGTATTAGACAGCTTGATCTCAAGAGCAGCTCTTATGTCATCGTGAATACTAGCCATTACCTTAATACACTCCTAAGAACCTCAAAAGTTGCATACCTGTTTTCTACTTTATTAGCGTGGGGCGCTCTGTTAACAAAAGTAGCTCCTTCTAAGGTGTCTATAGACTCCAGTTGACCGTAAAGCCTACTTGTCATCTCATTTAAAGCAGAGTTAGGGTCTATGCCCCTCTCTTTTCTACTAGAGCTTATGGCAGGTCCAGAGCTATCCCCTCTTCGGTTAAGTGTCATTGACTTGGCATATGCACCAGTGTCTACAGGTACTACAGAGTTGTCATCTAAAGTGTCTATAGCTCTTTCTATCTTACGAACTAAAAGCTCTTGGGCAAACTGCGTGACTCTTTTAGATTTCTTAGTAAGTCTAGGGCTAACAGTAACTTGCATTATTCCCTCACATCACATAAAAAGCAAATCTTAACACCGTTAGAGAAGATAGTAACAACAGATACAATACTAACTATGTCTCCGCTACCGACTATCTGATCTTCGTCATCAGGCTCTACTGTTAACCCTAGGGCAGGTATAACACACTTACGATTACTTCTTCTAACTTGGTCAAAGTCTGCTATGATACCTTGGTCGTAGTTATAGAAGTAACCATTAAAAGTATGGTCTGTAGTAGATGATCCAGATACTGTACCTGTGGTAGGGTTATATGTACCTGCATTAGATACCTTACGAAGAGTAAGGGGTTCACCAAACTCATCCACCATCTTAAGAAGGTTATAACCTCTTGAGAATGCCATAGCCTATTCCTTATTTAAAGTCGTAGTCTGAGCCACTGTATCCAGGGGGGTTTCTAAACCTGTCTCTTCTAAACGAAGGTGTAATGCGATCTGTGTTTTGCCTTACATTGTCTACATTTGCAATACCTATACCCCCAGCTTTTACACCTACAACTGCACCAGCTTTCTTACCTTGATGTTCTAAGTTTTCAGCTAGGTTAATATAGTGTGCTTGTAAGTCGCTATAGTTAGCACTAAGGGCACCAGATAGATCTTGTGTAATTCTACGAGAGTATTGTGCAGCTATGGTTCTGGCAGACCAAGATGCAGCTCTGTAGACGTTGTTACCAGTTTGAGCTAATCCAAAAATAACCTCTTCATTAGAAGTCTGTTGATCATTTTGATCAGTATCTCCTAAGAGAAGACGTACAGCATTTAAGCGACCAGAAGCTGTAGCAATATCCAAGTCAGTTTCGTCATAGCTCCAAGCCATTATTAGGTCTCCATGTGTCCGTAATTCCTACGCCAGCTACGAATAAGCCCACGTTGTTTATCGGGTATTTTAGAGAGTTTACATTTACTCTTATCGTAGTCTGTCTTACTCTTGGTTTTAGACTTAACTTTTTCGTTAATACTGTTTACAAGAAGTGTCAAACCCTCAGAGTCAAGTTGTTCAAGACCGTCACCTACTTTAGCTTTTGTTTCTAAAGTGGCGTCATGCCTTAACCTACCCTCTCTATAGAGTATCTTTACTAACTCTTTATCTAGCCCTATCTCTTTCCACTTAAGCTCATCACCAGCGTTATAAGTTCGGCCTTGTGCTTTCATGGTTAAGGTTACAAAGAGGGGTCTGTCGTACTGCATAGGTTCGTTAAGGAGCATCGGGTAATCCTTTAATTAAGGGAGGTGAGGGCCACTACAGCCCCCACCAAGGTAAGTACTTATTGTACGATACCGTTTACAAAAGCACCCAAGTCAGCGCCTACGATCTTCATGTCGTATGACATTTTAACTTGGATCATCTCAGCAATCTGCTGACGCTTCAGAGCATCGTCTGAAAACGACTCAACAGTGATACCTAAGTTGTTTACACCTTCAAGGTTATTCCAAGCAAAGGTCAAACCAGCGGCTGGTGACATAAGACCAGCGCTTGATGGTGTGTAGCACAACATAGCATGTTTACCACCGATAAACGCATTGCTTTCTGCAACACCTTCAACAGATGAGTTCTTGACAGCTTCCATGACGTAGAAGTTCTCTACCTCAAAGATCTCAGCCAGTTTAGCATCAGTTACCAAAGCTGTGTTGGTTACAGTTGCGCCACCGTTCAAGCGAGCCAAGATGTCTGCGTTGTTTACCAGAGCATCACGTACTTCTTTACCAACAACCATTGTGTTTGGCTTGAAGCCACCTGACTTAAGCTGCATTACACGGCGTAGGTCAGTTACGTTTTGGATTGGTTTAGCAGCAGCATCATCCCAATACAGGAAGTTAGTTCCTGATGTTGAGCCAGCACCGTCATAGTTGGTTCCCCAGATATTGTCTGAGAAGAAGTTTGTAGCAAACTGCTCTTCACGATGGATCATAAGACGCATCGCCAGAGTTTCAGCACCGGCAGAACGGATCTCTAATGCAGCATCTTCGTTAGCCAAAGTCTGTTCATCAAAGTCCATACCAAGGCCATAAACGTCAGCGAAGTAGCTGCTGTTTGAAATGGTCATACCGATACGGTTTACTTCTGTACGTGGAGCTAGTTTCTCTACATCACCAGTGCGGTTCATGTTCGCACGGTCATAGAGATAGTATTTGTCAGATTGTTTCTGAACGCCTACTGTTGGGAATACCTTATCAGCGATAAAGTTTTCTTGTGATTGTGCATAAGCCAGCGTGAGGTTAGTCAGCGGCTGATCTACATGCACTGCGGATGGAGTCAGCAAGGGCATTATTTATTCCTTTCTATGCTGGATTAAGCTACGACGTTACCGCCTTGGATGAGTTCAATAGCCATGATCTGACCATCAACTGCTGCTTCCAAAGCATAACCCATAACAACATCGCCAGAAGCTGCGGTGAGTGCGTCACCATTTGCATCGGCTTGAACGGCTGCACCAGCGGCGATAGTTCCACCAGCTTCTACCATTACTTTACCTGAGATTGCTACAGTAGCAGCGGCTCCAGCAGTAGGGGCATTCAACAGAATACCAATACAGTTTTCACCAGCAGAGTCTGCAACGTCTACTTGTCCATCACTCTCAAGAGTAACGAACTTAAATTGTTTTGCTGAAAGGTCTTCCCCAGCAACAAAAGACCGTGTATCACGGGACTGCATTACAGCCATCTTTATTCTCCTTTATAGGACTTGTTAATAAGAGCCTTACCTTCATCGGTTTTAGCTACAGCAGCATAAGCTACGGCGTAGTGACTCTTCTTCATTTTGTTTTCGTCCATGTAGGACTTGACAAGTGCATCTAGCTTATCGTTTGCAGTGGCGAACTCGCCATCAGCGTCAGACTTACCAACCTCTTCCATTGACTCTGCGAAGACTGCATCTGCACCTTTAAGAGCTTCCATAATTGCCTCATCCTCTGAGAATGCTTTTGTCAGAGATTTAGCTACATCAAGGTTGAAGTTAGGCAGAGCTTCTTTTGCTTTCTCAGCAAGGGCAGCATCTGCTTTTTCTATTTCAGCAGCTTCTAAAGCTTTCAAGATAGGTGCTGGAATATCTGCTTTGTTGATTTGCTCACCATCATACTCAACGTATTCAGGGTCTACTTTCTTTTCGATTGACTCGGCTTTGATTATAAAACCATTGTCGATTAGGGATTTACGAAGACGCTCGTTCTCTTCTTTAAGAGTAACTTCAAGAGCTTTAAGAGTTTCGATTTCAAGCTCTTCAATAGTTGCATCATCAGCTTTCTTCATGTCCATGTTGTACATCTTCATGGCCTCTTCTTCAGACATACCTTTATCCATGTATGGCTTCAGTTTAGCTTTAAGATCATCAGACATTTTTTCTACTTCATGTTCCATAGGTTCTCCACTGGAATTATCACGCTTGTACAAGGAGACTGTTGCCTGTGCGTTTGCTGGACGATCCACCAAAGACAATTCCTCCAACTCAAGCTGTTTTAAAAGGTTAGGCACTATAGTCCTCCTTGATTGCACGACCCCCAATAGAGAAGGCCGCAAGTTCACCAGACTTGACCTTTGCCCAGACGTTATCGTCATGGACTTTGAAAGCTACAATCCAGCCTTCACGGTCACTCTGTATGCCAAGGGAGTCACCAATCTCTTTAGTGATAGGCATGGAATGGATAACTGACCCAATCTGATCCCCTGTATGCATCTGTTTACCGACACGAATATGTTCCATAAAGCTGTTGACAGCCTTAACAAGTGTCTCAGGTTCTATTACGTCACCTTGACGGTCAACCACTGGCTCACCTTTCTCAGTAACAACTGAGGCCCATCCATAGACTAGACGCTGTTCTTCGTCAGCCTTTAGGATTTGACCTTCAATACTTTTTGTAAGAGGTCTATTGTGAGTGTAGCCTCTTTCCTTCAAATCTAGATGTTGCTCATAGGTGGCGGCTATTAAAGCATCACCTGTCTTAGGGTCATACATCTGATGAGGTTTAAAATCTTCTTCTGCCTTGGTCATACTACCCACCGTTGCCCCACTCCACATACGACAGGACCAGTACCTAGCAGAAGTCTTATCTGTAGCTGTATCACAAGAGTGCCTAGAGCGGAAATTAGCTCTGGCTTTAGGGTCATCTCGACGGATCTCCATGTTAGGATCTCCGAAGGTAACTTTCTTGGTTTTCTCACCGTCTTTAACATACACACCAAACTTCTTACTAGAACCAGAGGGAAGTCTAAAGGGTTTGTTAAGAGGTTTATCGGCTTTGTCTACATAGTAACCATCGTCCATCTTTTTAGTGCTAGAGGGGTGACTAGAAGGTAGTAAGTCCTTGTCGTGCTTAGGTGACTTAGACCCAGCTACAATCTTTAAGAAGCTGTTTACCCTAGCCATTGCCCATTGCTCAGGACCGGTAACATTAGGTCTAACAGATGATGGGTTAGTTCTATAAGCACCTACACCTCTGTTGTACACTGACTGCAGCATACTTGTTGTAACCTTGTGCTTAGACTTAGCGTTATGTGTTTTTACTTTTTCGGCTAACCCTTTAGGCATTACACAACGTCCTTCTTAATAATTACATTTATAGGATCAGTGTTGGGGAAGGTCTCCCTCTTACCGTCTGCTTTTATAACTTCAAACTCTGCAAAGAATGTTCCAGAGGTATCCGTATCCCCTGTTTGCCACTCATAGGTAACCTTACCGTTTGCAGCGTCATCTATGGTAACAGGCTGGCTTATCTTTACTACTTGAACAGAGTTAGCCATCTTAAAAGTTACACTTTGGACACCTGTTAAGTTCTCATTAGAACCTAAAGGACTTTTAAGTGTGGCTTGGAAAGTAGGGGAAGTGTCGTTTTGTTTTATAAAGAAGTCTGGCATTCTAACCTACGCTGTTTCTTGATAAGTTTACTGCGGTTGAGTTCTTGCTTAAGTTTACAGTGACAGAATTTAACGCCCCTATTTTACCTTTAAACACAAAGCTAGTCTGACCTACTTCTGCTAATGCTGTAGTTACATCGTCAGCTGCAAGTAAATGATCTTGCAGTAACACTACGTTTGTTAGGTCTGGGGAGCCTGTAGTAATACTTGAAAGGGAAACACTTAGAGTAACCTCTGTAAGATCAGGTGACCCTACAACAGGTGTTCCTGCGCTTACATCGTTTGCTGCAAACTGATTATTACGAATAAAAGTTGCGTTACCTACTTCAGGTACACCTGTTAGTATTTCAACAGGAGAACCTAATACTTGAAACTCACTTACTGTAGTAGATCCTACAACAGGCGTCCCTGCGCTTACCTCAGATGCCCCTAAGACGTGGTATTGATCTATATCAGGGCTTTGTAAAACAGGACTCTGAGTTGATGTATCTACAGCTTCAACAGAGTGGTCTTGAGATATACTTGTTGCAGCTACTACAGGTAACTGAGCTTCTACACTGATTGGAGATAAAGCTTGACTCTGTGTTGAGCTAGGAGAACCTACAATAGGTATTCCAGAGCTTACCCCGTTTGCAGCAATCTGTTGATTAAGGATAAGAGTTGCGTTACCTACTACAGGTACGCCAGTGTCAAATCCTAGTAGATCTAAACCAGTTTCAAGGTGTGTTAGTGTAGCGTCATTGATCTGTGTAAAGTTAAAACTAGGGTCAAATCTAGCAGCACTAAATTGAGTAACATAATTAGTATTAGGGACAAATGATCCCGCTATCACACGATAGTTTTTACCTACGAATCTTGAGGTGGTGCTACCCGAAACATTACCAGTGAATACAGAATCGTATGTGTAGTTATCGCTTACCCTCTTCAAAAATGCACCTGTTCCTGATCCGTTTAGGTAAACAGGATAAGCACTAGCATCAGTACCAGCAGAGTTAACAAAATCATGGTCCATCCAGTCATAGTCACTGGCATTGTTTAAGTGATCTTGTAAATCAGCAAAATCTATATAGCCAGAAAAAGCTGAGTGAGGAGGTGCTCCATAGTTATAGGGGTGGTTAGATTGATTAAACTGACTACCTTCTGAATAAGAAGCAACAGTGTTGCCGGTCTTGTAAAGGGTAATGTTTACATCGTACCATTGAGAGGTTCCGTTGTTATAGATTCTTTCGTGATAAGTCTCAAAAGTTATTGTGGAGGAGTTCTCAGATATACTAGCAGTTCTTATAGTCCAAAATACACCAGATAATCGGTAACCTGTAACTGAACCCTTATCTAGAATAGTGACAGGACCAGTAACGACAGTATTATCAAAGTAATCGCTTCTAGCGGAGTCGTAACCTTCAGTCCTTTGATTTGCTAAAATAGGAGTACCTGCTGTAAGATCGTTAGCAGATAGTACAAGGTCAAAGGCGTTACATACAGGACTACCTAAAGTTGGAGAACCTGTGGTTACGCTTGATAGGGTTACGGAATGCTCTTCATCTAGATCAGGGTTACCTGTAGCAGGAGAACCAGATGTTGTATCGCTAAGAGATACAGAGTGTACCTGAGTTATATCTGTAGCATCAACACTTGAAGCACCGGTGGAAATATCCGTAGTGCTAACTATGTGAACCTGAGACAGTGCAGCACTATTTACTTCAGGGCTACCAGTGGAAATAGAACTTGTTAATAGTGTGAAGCTTTGCGTAAGTACAGGGTTGCCTACAACAGGTGTATCTGTAGAAATATCAACAGTAGGTAAACCGTGTACTTGTAATAAGCTTAAACTAGGAACAACAGGGTTCTGTGTAGTTACGCCTGTAGCTGTAAGAGAGTGTACTTGAGTAGGTGCAGTAGACCCTACTGTAGGTGTACCAGTGGAAATAGCTACAGAAGTTAAAGAGTGTACTTGAGTAAAGACTACGTCAGATACAGAAGGAGCTTGAGCAGAGACACTAACTGGTGTTAGCTCTACCTTAACTAATCCATCATCAGCTAGTGGCGCTGATGCGAGAGGACTAAAGCCTAACATTTGTTACCTTTCGGCACACCAAGCATTCACAACCGCTGCGACTTCATCGCTGGTCATAGTGCTATCGTCTTCATTTAACATTGGGTAACGGGAGTGAATGCCTTGAACCACCGCAACTAGCTCTGTTTTAGTGTAAGTTGTTACAGTGTCTGGAATATAATATTCTCTATTGTCTGGCGAATAACCAATCATTGTATGGCTGTCAGGATCAGCAAAATAACCACCATCTGCAATCCAAAGCGGTGTTTTCATACCGCCATCAGTCATATGTAATTTATACTCAAGATACATCTTGATCACTCTTCTTTTCAATTTGCAGCATATATTCAGGGTTTAAAAAATCAGCCTTACCAAATATGCGTTCAGCCGTTTTGTCTGCGTTAGCACAATACTTATCAGCCATCTGATCTAAGAAGTCCTCAAGATCATTTGAGTGCGGCAAGTCATGGTTGGCTATTCTGTTAGCTGTGTGCTGAATGTATCCCGACACTTCCGTCAAGCCAACTTGAGGATGAACGCCGTACTGTGTCATATATTCAATGGTAGCTGTCGAAGCTCTGCCGCCATCCATTAGGTTTCTGTACATTAACTCGAACCCACGCCTAACGTGGTGACGCTTTTCTTCAGCTTCAAAAGCAAGCTCATCCCACTCTTTAATGCCGTGTGTTTCTTGAATGTTTTCGTAGGCATCAATCATCGTAGCAATGTCTTTAATGCTCCCGTTAATCTTGTTTTCGATGGACACAAGAGAGTGGCGCTTATGGCGTAGCTTGGCCTCAGACACGGCGTCCTCTAAGCCCTCTAACTCCATTATTTCCTCTCGCAACTCAGCGTGAGTAACTTGGGCTTCTGATAATGCCATCTTACGTTTTTCAACTTCAGCCGTAATCTGACGAAGCATACGCATAGGGCTGTGACCGTTAAGCATAGTCAAAGTCATCATATTGATAGTGGTCTGACTGTTTTGACGATCAAAAGCCCTTGTTGCTTGGTCAATCATAGGTAGTTTTTCTGCTACTCGTGCAGCGGCTAACTGATTTATGTTTTCAGAAGCCTCAACAGGTAGGCTAAACGTAATTGGCTTTGTAATTACTTGTGTCATTATGATGCAGCCCCCGAAGTAGATGCTAAAGGAACAGTTGTAGTTGTTGTTAAGTCTCCAAAATCTGAGGCGTTTCCAAGAGTTTGTATAGTAACAAAATCCATACGGTTTGAAGCAGTGTCATAATCAACCATGCTCAAGCTGATTACGGCTCTCGTTCCGTTGCTACAAGCAGCGGAATTTTTAGTTACAACTGTTAAATTACCAAAATCAGTAGCATTACCTGCACTTTGAATTGTAATGTATTGCAGAACATTTGTATTATTACCACCACAAAACAAACCTCTAGTTGTATCGCTGCAAGCACCGCAATCCATGTTTACCGCTAGTAAATCGCCAAAATCAGTAGCATTGCTTGGGGTGTCTACCGTGACGTATTGCAGTACGTTTATCAATCCACCAGAAAAACCCCCACCAATAACCCCTCTTGTTGCATCTGAGAGCGCAGAAGAACTATGTAAATTCGCAAGTGTGTCGCCAAAATCAGTAGCATTGCCAGCAGAGGCTATCGTGATGTAGTCAATGGTATTAATAGTTGAACCGCCACCTGCAAATACAGCGTAAGTGCCATTTGAAAGTGCTACGCAGTTGCGGCCCACAGTGAGATCACCAAAGTCAGTTGAATTTGAAGGTGTGGCAGTCGTATAATAATCAATAGTTGTAGGGTTTCCCATGCCGCCTACCCATCCAACCCCGCCAAACACAGCACGAGTTCCGTTAGATGCCATCCCGTTATTTCCATAACCTCCTGATGACATATTCCCAAAATCTGATGCGTTTCCAGCGGTTGTTATATCGTAATAATCAATACGATCATCTGACGTACTAAATCCTGCTGTTAAACCTCTATCACCATACCAAGCAGCCGTAGATGCAGAAAATAAACTTAGCTCTACTCCATACCAATCTGTTCCATTGTGATGATACAGACTTGTGTTTGCAGTTACATAGGCTAAATCCCCTGCGCTGTTACCGCTTTCAGGCAAAGAGTCAGTGTCAGCGTATGTTGTTACGCCACTAGCGGCATCAGCAAAAGCTAAAACTCCGCTACCCTGAGAAGTTAGAACTTGCCCAGAGGTGCCGTTGTCTAGGACGTTTGCAAGGGCGCTGAGATTTGATGCGTTGCTCATATTATATCACCTTAAAGTGCATATTTTTCTGCGTGAGAGCAGTAAACTTTAGCTGAGTATCCGACAGCTTTTCGACATCGTAATCAGTGCCAAGAATTGCACCTTTGTTTTGAGTACTGGCATCGTAATTAATTGTAATCGCATCGGAAGTTGGGCTTGTTCCTGCAGCGCCTATATAAAGACCAATCATTAGATCAAACGTATTGCCAGTAGCTAATAAATTAGCGTCAGAATAAGTTGCCAAGCTTGTACCAGTCAGCCTATTTACTGCTTGAGCGCCTAGAGCTTGTTGCAGTGCAGATTGCTGATTGTTGTTTGTAGCATTTACCCAAGTTTCAGAACCGAAAGTAGCGTTATTATTATACTGCCAAGTGCCAGAATTTAACTTAGCAATGCTTCTAAGATTTCCGCTTGAATCTTGAACTTTCCAAGTAGTGCGCCCATCAGTAGAGAATGCGTAATATGTTGCGCCATCGTTTAATGTTTCGTCGGCAGTTAGGCTATTTAAATCATTCCAAGCTGTTGTATCTATTTGCCCACTTGAGTTTGTTGTAGCTATTAAATACTGCGAAGTTGGTATGATAAGATCACCACAGCTATACTGATAAATTCTGTCATTAGTTGAACCAACGGCATACATTTTAGTACCAGTATTATTAAATATGACATCTCTTGGATTAGTCATTTGAGAAGAAATGCTAAAACTTATACTATCGTAAGATGCATTAGTTAGAGTGTAAGCTGAAGGTAAATTATACTGATAAACAGCGTCATTTTGTGATCCTATTACAAATAGTTTGGTTCCATCAGAATTAAATGAAATTCCAGTAGGAACAGTATCTTGAGAAGCCACACTTAAACTTACGCTATTGTATGAAGCCGTAGATATGTCAAAATTCTCAGTAAGAGAATACTGATAAACTTTGTCATTCCCAGCGCCAACCATAAACAACTTGCTGCCGTCATTACTTAAAAGCACTTTTAGCGGAATAGTATCTTCATTGCTTAAATCAAGCTCTTTATTATCATAAGAAAAATTGGTTAAATCATAAGGTGAAGCTAAACTGTACTGAAAAACTTTATCTGTGCTACTATCACAAATATACATTTTATTACCGCTGTCACCAAAAGTAATACCTTGCGGCGTACCAGATTCTGCACTGATATTATAATTTAAACTGTCATACGACAAAGTGCTTAAATCGTAAGCTGGGTTTAAACTGTATCGATAAACACGACTATTAACTGCACCAATCATAAATAGTTTAGTTCCGTCACCATTAAACGCTATTGAATTAGGTTGGCCATCTTGTTGTGAAACTGGTTTATTTACGTTGTCATACGAGGCCGAAGAAAGACTAATCCCAATGTGACCATTTATGTTTAACCCCAAAGAGCTATCTGCAATTAGTCCTTTAAGTGACCAAGACCCTGCCGCTATTGTATTGGTATTAGTAAAAGCAGTTGTTAAAGAATAAGCGCCAGCCGTAGATTTAATTGTCGCTACTCCACCGTTGCCAGCAACTTGTTTGCCTAAATCACTAGACGCAAAACTTCCTGACGATAGTGTAAAAGTACCATCCGCAGTAGCACTGCTAGGCGTAACAGTTATTCCAGAATAAGATAAAGGCGCTTCGTCTAATATGTCATAGTTTGAAGCAGTAGAATTTACATCCCAATCGCCTTTGCTTGACACACCAATTTGCGGCACTTCTTTAAACGCACTAATAAACGGCGCATTAGACATATTGCTAGAAGTTGTGATCGTAGAGGTTTCATTAACACCGCTAGGCGAAAAGTCTAAACTTCCAATCGTGCTTACACCACCAGAAGCAGTTGCAAACTCAAGGCCATTAGTGCCGCTGTTGACTTGCAGAACTTGACCCGCTGTGCCGAAACTTGAAGGCGTGTCAGATAAGTCTAAAACGCTGCCAGTAAGCTTACCGTGATTAACAATGCTAACTTCATCATTAGCCGCCAAAGTCATTACAACAGAAGTGCCATTCGTAGCTGTGTAGCCCGAAGCTGGCTGTAAAACACCGTTCACATAAACTGCTAATTTACCGGCCTGATAAGCTGGTAAGGCAGGGCTGCTTGAGGCGTTAAACGTGTTAGAGCCAGCCGAAGCAGTGTAGCTGGTAACGCTGTAGTTTGTCGCATCGGCTGCGCTTCCAGCACTAGCTGTGACCACCCCAGATCCATCGATGCTTAGGCCAGTACCAATCTTAATGCCGCCAAGAGTTGAGCCAGAAGCTGTCGGTAGGGTGTAAGAACTAATGTCACTGTGGTTGCCTAAGCGAACCCAACTACCACCATGAGCAAAATACATAGCTCCATCGCCATGAACATGAGCTATACGTCCGTGATTACTAGAAGCTGAGGGTAAGTCGCTGGTGGAACTATAGACCTCAACGTATTGCAGATCCTCTGCGGCTGGTGAGATAAACACCTTGGCGCTACCAGACAGATTAAGCAAGCTGCCCGTACTGGAACTAGCTAAGGACCGTGTGAGAGTAGTACCTGAGTGTGTATAGGTTCCTGTGCCAATCTCCCAAGCTGTACCATCTTCAATAACATATCGAATGGTTTCACTGTTAAGAGAAGAAGGCACTGTTTGAAACCCAGACTCTGCGGAGCCTAGGGTGACTGTACCTGTGCCTGTTGTAGACGTAGATACCTTTACACGATCTGCGAACTTAGCCATTTAAGAGCCTATTATGATGGGTCTGGGATACCGATATCAAACGTAGCTAGTGAGAAAGTGTTACCACTTGTCACAGACTGAGAAGCTGATAAGGAGCCAGTTACCAATAGACGAGAACCGTCTACGATAGCATAGTGAGTAGCTGTGCCTGTAGCAGTTACAGATCCTGTTGTAACAGCAGGGACAACTACTTTACGGCCATTACCGCTTGCTGTTCTGTCTACAGCAGCAGGTATAGAAACACTTACATCTCCTAAATCATAGTTAGTCACAGCTTCTGTTCGTGTTGTAGCCTCTTGTGAGGTGATGTGAATTGTTGTTGTAGCAGTGTTGAGCACGTTCAACCCACTATCAAAGATATCGTTAGCTAAAAAAGCCATTAGTCAGTTTCCTTTTGTGTTTGAGTTGACCCTACATCTGGGTCGTATCTAAGTTCAGCAATATCCATAAGGTCTTGGATAACCTCTGGGTGATCACTGACGTTAATATCTGCACCATTTAGGTTTCTTAGGAAACCTGCAATCTCTCTTAAGTCGTGTGGTGCAACATCCCCCGCCACAATCTGTGGCATAAGGTCATATTTCAGACCGTTCAACTCCCAGAGGCGCTCGACAAGCTGCTTGTTAAGGACATCTACAATAGCTTGGATATAACTCTCTAATGCACGGAGGAACAAGTCTGTCTTACTCTTGGATAGGGCATAAGAGCCAGTATTACCGCCACCAAGCATAAGAAACTCTGAAAGGACGCTACGGGCTATATCGTGTTGATAGCGTCTTACTACGGGGTCTATATCAATATTACGAGTACCGTTAGAAGACATAAGCTCTACATCTACCAGTTTATGGTTGGTAGGCGCTCCGTCTTTATCGGGATAGGTGTCGGAAGGCAGAATAATGTATCCTTGCTCATTGAACTTGACATCCCTGAGAATGCCTTGCAGGTTATTGACAAATCCAGATTGGGCCGCTGTGGCATCACCTGACAAGTACTCAGCAGGGATACGAGCAACAGGGATACCAGCAAGTTCCCTCTCAACTGCTATAGCCTCAATAGACTGTAGGTTATTGACATATTCATAAGAAGTATAAGCATTGCGAAGTATAGAGCGGCCAGCAGGGTCACCATTAAGCGATGTCGTGCGGTAGTACAGACTTTTACGAGTAGGTATATAATTAGTGTTGTTATAGCGCGAACCATCCTGATAAATACCCTTAACATCACCAGTTTGTTGATCTACATCAAACCTAGAGATTGTCCAAGGCGCACGAATAGCAATCTTCCGTACACCCATACGGCCATCAGAGTACTTAGAGCGGCCTTTGTCGCTTCTTGTAGTAGGGCCAGTACGTCTCTTATAGATAACCTCAAACCAAGCAAAACCATAAGACAGACTTGAAAGGGCTTCAGCGACATGGTCATCAAGAGTGTGGTCCATGTCATCAAGAATACTTTCAACGAACTCAGCTTCTTTCTTAGCTTGTGGTGTATCATTAGCTGGCATTACCTTTAAGTCTACGTCACGAAGGACTTGTTCTGTAGCATACATAACAGCACCTATGGTGCTATCGTTGTCTCTCATCTCACGGTACTTGCGTATAGCTTTCTTGCCACGAAGCTCAGGTAGAAACTCATCAGCCCTTATCTGACCATTAGAGGTGTTGTCACCTGCTACACCTAGTATCTTCTTGGCCTCTGTTTCTGAGAGCTTCTTAGCCATTACCGTAATCCTTTGGCGCTACTATACGCTAGTTTCAGCGTAGGTTTTGCGTAGCCATTCAATGAGAGGTCCGTTATAGCCCAAACTAAAGCATCAAGACGGTCTGGTGAGCCTATGGACCCTAGAGGTTCCCACTGTACCATCTGATCTTCTAAGTCGTTTAATCCCTTTACGTGTCTAACTTTGTCTTGCTCATAGAGAGCAGATACTGGTTCAGCCCGTGCCATCTTCCCTCTGGAGGCATGGACGAGCTTTACGGGGACTGTTTCATCTTCTGTGTGTAAGGTGTGGCGAACCATATCGCCACCTTGGTTACGTTCTGCAACAATACGGTCTGCCATGTGCTCTCTGTAGAGGTCTACGGCTTTAGCTGCCCATTGCTGGGGAGTGTATCTACCTGTGTGATCTTCTAGGACGTAAGCTCTACCGTTGACATCTACACCAGCTACAACAATGCCAGTCATGTCACTTTCTGCATTTGCAGTAACTGCGGGGTCTATGGATACCACTATACGATTAAGAGTGGGAACATCATCTTTGTCTACCTCACAGGAGGCTAAGAGAGTTCTATTCCATAGAGCGCCTGACGCTTCGTCCAGGATTTCGGCGTAAAGTTCTTGGCGACCAAGGCGGGTGCCTTCATAGGTCTTACGGACTGCGTCGAGGAAAGTATCAGCAAGATTAGCAGCGTTATCATAAGTACTGCCGGTAGAGACTGTCGTTTTATCATCATCTAGTATAGTTCTAATGAGTTTGGTTGTCTTTGGTGTCGTAGTGACAAATACTTGTGGTCTACGTCCAAGTCGTAGACCAAACTGTAGCATATCCCAAGTTTCTTGTGCGTTTCTCCATGCACAGAGTTCGTCAGTCCATGCAGAGTAAGCTTGTGGACCCCTAAGTCTTTCTGGGTCTTCAGCAGAGAAAAATACAGCTTTAGCTCCATTCTCCCAAGTGAGTGTATTATTAGTGGGAGACCATATGGGTAATCCTAGATGACTACCTCTATAGGATTTATCTCCCTTCCAACATACATTAATAAGACCTGAGTCACCTTCGACCATAACTCGTCTTACATCACCTTTAGTAGGAGCTACACAGTGGACTATCTTGTCGCCCTTCTTAATTCTGTGTCTTACCCACTCAGCACCTGCCCTAGTCTTACCCCAGCCCCTGCCAGCTAGAGCTACCCATATATTCCAGTTGCCTTTAGGTTCTAGCTGCTCTGGTCTAGCCCAGAACTCCCAAGAGTGCTGCAGTTCTTCTGTTTTCTCAGGTCCAAGTTGTTTTAGTGCAGCTGCAACCTCAGCATCTGGTAGATCTCTAAGGGTCTGTGCTGTTATCTGGGGAGTCATCAGAGTTTTTACCGAGTAGGGTCATAAGAGTGTCTATAGCACTAGCGTCTTGGTCGGGGTCGACAGACATCTCTTCGGCTTGTACAGTCTCCTTTGGACTCCATCCAGCCTTAGAGCGTAGGAATAACTCCTGAGAGGGAAAGTGACCATTAAGAGCTTGCTCAACGACTACGTTACCAACACGTGAGGAGATCTCTGCTCTAGCCTCACTAACGTCTCCACCATAGTACTTATAGAAAGTAGCTAGGTTACGAGGGGCATTCTGGTAGCGCTTATTAATAGTAGCCATGATGTCTTTGATCTGGACACCATCTTTAACCGCTTGCCTAACGTATTTAGCAATCGGCTCACTATGTTTCAGTGGCTGAGGTTGAGAGTTACTCATGGTTCTTCCTATGGAGAGCCTTTAGAGGCTGCAGATCTATAGAATCTTTAGGCTAAACCTAGGCTACAATCCGTCTTCGCTGAAAATATATGATTGAGGAGATACGATTGATAGCTGTCGGCTATGGAGGTCTATATAGGTACTAATTAACAAATGTCAAGGGGTAGAGCTATATTTATTTTTTTAGAGAGCCTACAGAGAGCTGCAGACTTATATCTAGCTGCATCTATAAGTGATAAACACTATAGGCTAAGTCGAGATCCCCTCTTAAGTTACACTTAAGTGTTACTATAGTCTTATAATAACTATATGTATTATAAATTAAAGAATTACTTAAGAGTTACTTAAGTTAGTGGGTATATAGTGTGTCAAGAGCAGAAATCAAGTAGGTGCGACATTATGTCATAGGCTAACCTTATTTTTTATATTGGAAACTATAGTGGTTACTCCAGGATCTGGCCCTAGCCAGTGTCCTAGCTAGGGTCCCATAGTAATAAATTAGGTTAGGACAGATATCCAAAAGAATAGTAGGGCGAACAATAAGCTCGCCCCAAGGATAGATCTAATCACGAGCTGCAGGCCTCAGCAACGGCGGCCTCATAAGCTGCAACGATATCCTCGCGCTTAGTATCGCCTACCTTGATAGACATATACATGGTCAGCGCCTCGGTTAGTATCTCGCGCTTCTCCTTGTTTTTTTCTGCAGCGATATACTTAGCGCATACTTGCACCAAAGCACCGTGTGCAGTGTGGCGGAGTTCTTCACGAGATACGCGGCGGGTTCCAAAGTAGTTTGACATGGTGTG